TTCTGCTGCTGATGTATCTGGCTTTGCGCCACCACCCATTAAACTTCCCATATCACTTTCTCCTCATTATAAATGTATCGTCTTTGTCAGCACTATATTGTTTCATCAAACCTTCTGATTCAAACTTTAAATATTTTGCCCAAGATAAAGCTCTCTTATCGTTAGAGTTTACTGTGATTTGTAAACGATGTAAACTAAATAATATCTCACAGCTATCAAAAAAAGATATAGCTGATTTAGTCATAGCTATTGGATATCGTCTAGCTTTCTCTGAAAATATAGACCACGCTTCACCAACGCCATTCCACAAGATAACACACCCAAACACAGCAACAGGATTATTACCAACGAATGCAGTAATAGCAGGACCGCTCCTAGACTGGATGTCCATATAGCGGATTCTATCTTCAGGCGTAATTGATTTAGGCGATTCATATGCTATATCCCACTCAAAGTTTTTAGTATGATCAATATGAAATGGTAAAAAGTAAGCTCCCTTTACTTCAGGCACTTTTTTTAATATTTCTACTGTCTTACTTAAATACGTCAAAATCTGCTGTTGCAATAGTTTGAACAATTAAAGTATTTGCTGCTAAACTATTTTTAGTCATTCTTTTATGTTCACCTCCACCTAGCATTAAATAACCAAAAGCATCGCCAATGTGTGAGTGTTCGTTTTTATTAGGACTATCTTTAAATCTTTCATGACCTGCACCAACAGCAATACGTTTAAAATGATAGCCGCCTGCTAATGACTTTCTTATCATCTTACATGATTTATCTATTATTAAACCTGGTTTACCATTAATTAATCTTTGCATTGGCGCTGCGGCTCCTTCTCGCCTAACTTTAAAATTATTAGATGCAGTTGGTTGCGCTCTTAATCCTAAAGTTCTTAAATAATCAAAAGCAGTTACTTCATAAATTGCATCACGTTGCATACCCGCAGGATCGCCCCATATTAATATTTGTGCTTTTGGGTAGCGTGCATTAAGTTCAGCTAACAACTGAGTACCGAATCTTTCTAATCCCATATCTTCAGTTACTATCTCATGTAATATTACCCATCTGCCATTATTTAATCTTTGTCCAATAGCAGCGGCTGGCGTTAAACCAAAATCAAGACCAATATGAATAGGTAGTTGTGGATCGTATTCTATTTCTCCACTCATCATTTGATCATTATATTCAGGCCATACTGGTCTGCCTTCTTGCACATAAGTATATTTACCTTCAGCATAACAACGAATCCAATCTAAATTTTTACCACCGAGCATTTGCATGTAATATCCGCTAGGTAAGTTACTAACATTTTCTGCTTTTCTATTTAAAGTCCACCATCTACCTCCTGAAAAAATATGATCATTAGCTTCTGGATTATCTGGCAAATCTTCAGGTTGCACTTCAACAACGCCACCTGGTTGTTTAAAAAAGTTCCAAGCAAACTTTCCTGATAACTTTTCTTTTTCTGACAATCTATACCACCAATGGTCATCATCCATAGGGTTAGTGTCCATCCAAACGCCATGCCATGTTGGACCACCATCTTTTTTTGTAGGATAACGACCTACTCGATGCGTTAATCCATCAATAACTGCTTTAGGTAATTCTCTAGCTTCATTTACCCATGCTCCTGTAAGCTCTAATGATAAAAGTTTTCTTACATCTTTGGGTTGGTCCAACGCTAAAAAAATTACTTCACAATCTATACCCGCAGCATTACCACGAGATGGGAGGCGAATGTGATGAGTAATAGGAGGTGTATATAGCATCGGACCAAAAGTGTTTTCAGGAAACAACTCCTGCCATGTTTTAATTGTAGTAGTTTTTAATTCTGGATAAGAGTTACGAACAATAACAAATCGTGTGTAACGAATGCCATCGTGTGGTGATGGTTTCTGCCTAACAGCACGCATCATTATTTCAGCAGCACATGCATATGATTTACCCGATCCTACTGGCCCCATGAGTCCACGAACAAATGAATTACTTTGCAAAAAATCATAAGTTGTTCTGGCGCTACTAAAATCTAAATCAATACCTGGTCCTGCTAATTGCTTTGTACTACGAACTTTTTTATTGCTCATCGTCTATATCTTTGAACTTCATTGTCATTAATCTTTTAAGCTCTTGATTTTCGTTATAAAGTATATCAATAACCTCCATTACTCTTGAGTTATTCATATTAGCCATTGAAAATTCCTTGCGTAATTGATCAATCTGACTTTTTATGTCCATGCTCTTTTCTCCATTGTTTCCAAAGTTGTAAAGTATGTATTGCTTTATCTATATCTTCATCTCCATTGCCTTTTAAATCTACCCTTGTAACATACTTAATAATAGTATGTTGCATTGCATTTAAGTTATTAGCCATAGAAAATTGCATTGGCTGTATTTTCATTTGAGTATAGTGATCGCCTCCAACTTGAAAATTAAATGACATAGCTTTAAAATCTGCATAAGAAACTTTTGGTTTAGTCATTGTCAATTACCTCTGGTGCTTTAACATTAATACCAATAACACTTGGTTTATCAGATTCATCTGGATTATCTAGCAAACCACTTGCTTTAGCTAGTAATCTTAATGTTTGTACTTTATCCCAAAACTCTATTGCAATCATGCCATCTTTATCTATCTTAATAGACTTAATACTTTGCAACGCATGTTCAGGAATATCTTTACTGGCTTTAACTGTAACATTGCCATTATCATCCCAAGTCATAACATCTGTTATTTTAGTGTTCGCCATACAAAGAAGGCTGTACGCAACAGCCTCTCTATTTGCAGCAATGGTCGTGCTTTTCTCCAAATTCTTTGCAAGCGTTCTCACACCGCCATATCCAGATAAACTAGGAATAGGTTTGTTTTTGTTTTTAGTTTCTGCCATTAAAAAGGTAAGTCCTCTTCTTGATCTGCCACAGATTCACTAACTGGGTTCGTATTTTGAACTGGTACTTGTGTCCCTGTATTGGCTCCCGCCACAGGATTACCAATTTTGAGCCGAGTCCAATCTTTCCCATTAGAATGTTTACTCCAACTGTCAATATAATACTCCCCACCTGGCACAACATTGTCAGGCATTTTAATCTTGCCTCTTTTATCTGCATGCCAATCTTCAGTTCTGTTATCATTGGGCCATACAGAACCCTCACCTGGTTTTACTACATATGCATCAGCCATGTTCTTCTCCTATATAATCATATAAATGTACGACAGCCATACCGCCATCAACTTTTTCCCCTCTAGCTATCTCGATATATTCAATCTGACTATCATCATCATACATGCCAGCTTTCATTAATGCATCTAAAATAGCTTTTAAGGTATTATCTAAATCAAACTTTCGTTTAGATCTAGGATGAATCATTACACTTACAGCTACTTGTTTATCGCCAAAGGTTTTAGGTTTTTGGTTTTTTACAATAACCGATACCTCTTTAGTAAACGCTACCCCCGCTGGACTAATGTATCTTCTATGTCCATTTGCACGCCAATAAGTATTGACTGTCGGTGGGTAAGGTAACTCTAAACGTATTGTTTTGTTCATAATCTATTTAATCTGGTATTAATATCTTTAGTCAAATAACTTTTAATTGCTTCATTAATAATACCTGCTTTAGTTTTTTCTTGTTCTTTTGCCGCCTTTCCTAGCAACTCAACACTTTGCGGGGTTAGCCTGACTAAAAATGGTTTTAAATCACTCATATTAAATCTCCTGTATACTTAGTGTAGGGTTTTTTATTCTTCTTACTTGGTACTTTTTCTTTGCTTTTCTTTTTCATTTCTTTCTCCTCTTTTATAAATTTAGCCAAAGCATGAAGTGATCCTTCTTTTTGTGGCCCATTAATAAAACCTTTAGTCATCCTCCAATAGCCATCTGGTCTAGTCCATTTGTATTCCAAATTCTTTCCATCGTTAAACTCATTACATATCATTCTATAGAATTCTTTAAGGGTCACTTTATAATTACATCTTTAACACAAGTATGAGTTTTCCAATTAGCATAATTTTCTGCTGCATAAATAAATGCTTCCTGACATGAACTGAACGAACCAGCATAAACATTTCCTGATGGCATACCACTTAAACTTACTAACAAAATAAATTCAATCATTCTCTTCTCCTATAAAAGTTCTTGTATCTACTCCAACAAAACCACAACTCTGCCCTTCTCTAATCGTATCAAAATCAAATTGACTTGGTGATACATAGTCAGGAGGGATGTTGCTATATTCTTTTAGTAAACAACTTGCTGCTTTATGCTCTGAACAATTCTCTTTAAAATAAATCATGGCGGTAGGACAATCATTAAAATATCCTACAAACTCCAGATCATCATAATTACCACTTAAACTTACAGTTAATATAAATAACCCTTCAGCTAACACAAGTTAATCCTCGTAATTGTTAATCTTATGTACCTTTACTATATGACTAATATCCTCATTGTCTAACATATAACCTTTAACATCATCCCACTTGATCGAGTCATCAAATATAATCCTTCTCAAGTTACCTCTTATGCCTGGGTAAGCAGATTTCTTTCTACTCTCTACATACCCTAACTGTTCTAACTTCTTTAAATGATTAAACACATTCTGATAGCTTGTATTTAACTTATCAGCTAATGTCCTTAATCCAACAATACTAAACCCTTGTTTGTTACAGTAAGCTGCTAACATACCTAATGCTCTTATATTAGCGGCAGATACTTTCTTATCTATAATAGCTTTATAAGGTATCACCACAAAGTGTCTATGGTCTTTATTCCTTAACTTCTTGATCTCTATTGATTCAGGTATCTCGTATTTCATTTAATCTCCACAAAAACATGGTATAGTTTCGTCATCAAACATATTCATTTGATCTGAACTAAATTTTGCCATTTCTTTGTAAGTAGGTTTGTCTTTAGAAAATCTTGCTCCAATTTTATCTTCCATTTTTATCCACCATGTTGCTCTGCTTGGTTTTTGTTGTATTAAACTTGCAAGTATCTTTGTGCCTTTTAAAAAACATAAATCACAATTAGATGCTCCATTTGTTTTTGGTAAAGATAAATCAAAATTATTGTTATTCCAAAACGCCCACACATCTTGTTCTGATATATTTGCATCTGCTAATGGTGTTATTTTTTCAAACTTACCATATTTGTTAGCAGATACTTTTGCAACTCGTCTAGGCTCATCTGCTCGTATACCCATAGCAACAATATAATCATTCCAATCAATAGATTTCAAATATCTGTTTATAGTAAATATCTTCATCTCTTGTGTACAAAAACGCATCATAGTATTAGGTAAAAAGTTTTTAGCATTAATTACTGCTTCAAATGGTTCACCATTTCTACTAGATGTTTTAAAATCTACAACTTTAAATCTGTCTTTAGGTTCTTCTGCCCAAACATATTCTAACCATACAATAGGTACATTCCATTTCTCACCACAATCCCTAACAAACTCTAATGTAGCTTCTTCTTCTTTCCCTGTATTGGCAAAACATACAATGGCATCTTTTGGCAACTTACCATTATTAGATTGCAATACCCTCCACAACATATATGCTGATGTACGACCACCACTAAAACTAATAACTGTTGGTTCTATGATTTTAAATGGATCGCTCATACGTTAAGTATATCTCATAGATATTGTTCGTCAAGTAAATAAAGTCATTGAAATAATAACTCAATCGTGTATATTAATAAGTACGGGGCCATTACCCAGCCCTCCCATCGGTAGATAGTGACCAAGGGAATAAACGAGTTTAGCCGCAGAGATTATCCGAAGATTCGTAACAGACCATCGTTAGGCAGGAGTAAGGGTGTTGTGGAAGCGGGGGTGAATAACCTATACTAGATAAACGAGAGCTATCCCTTCTTTTTAAGGAAGTGACACCATATCGAAAATACTCTTTTTCTATACGGGTTAGGTTTTCTGTCGCTTGCGAAACATAGGAGTTCTTATCTAGGCACATATGTTAACATCTGACATGTTTCCATATATGTCTTTAAAATATATTTTATAAAAGCTCATATGTTAACACCTGACATGTTATCAGATCGTGGTAACCAATAGCGTTGTTGCTAATTAATCGCTTGTTATTAACAACAAATCTCAAAAAACTAGCAAAAATTTGAGTGAGACACCCCTACGTATAGCTCAATGCCACCCCCCCCTAAAGCCTCTTTTTTATAGCGTGCAAAACCTGGTGAATCGATCAGTTATTAATTAATACTAGCCATGATTAATTATATTTATATGCTAGGGGGTAACTTGCTATGGAATAAACAAGGGGCTAATGTTTTATTACTTATGTTACACACACAATTCAAACTAGCTTATAACCTCTATCCTATAGTGTGATATGTACACGCTATCAATTACAATCATCATGCATTCAATTAATTGTATTAAACTACTTGCATTAGATATCTATCTATATTATATTGTCATTAATAGTTAGTAATTAACTATATTTTTATAAACTACTAAAAGGTATATAATATGAATAAAAAGTATGTGGTAAGAAAAACTGAAGTAATAGCAAGTTATATTGTGATAGATGGCGCTAAAAACCATGATGATGCTTTTAATATTTTTGAATCTATGTTGGAAAGTGGTCAAGAAATAGAATTTAAAGATGATGAAGTTTTAACTAGTGAGTATGAAGTATTAGATGATGTATTAGTGTCTAACTCTGGGGAAATCTATTAAGTAAGTAATAACTCATAACATCTCAAGAGGTGTTATGGGATTGTTATTTTTAACAATCATTTTATAAAACCATTAAAGGTACATAATTATGAAACTACTATCAATAGAATCAGACACAAAAACAAGTAAGAATACAAAGTATGGATATTTAACAGGTATTCAATATTTAAGTCCATATAAAACAAGCGGTGTTAACTTATGCCCAATGGCAGAATTGGCGGGCTGCATAGACTCATGTTTATACTATGCTGGTCGTGGTAAGTTTGAAAATGTTAAAGCCGCACGCCTTGCACGTACTAAATTATATTTAAACAATCAAGCCGTTTATTTCAATCAATTAATCAAAGAGATTATAGCGCTTGAAAAGAAAGCTTTTAAAATGGGCCTGAAGCCATTAGTTAGATTAAATGGGACTAGTGATATCCGTTGGGAAAATATCCATTTTGTTTATAACAATGTTACATACCGCAATATCTTTGAGTTATTCCCTAATATACAATTTATGGATTATACGAAAATACCAAATAGAGATAATGCTATGAATGGTATTAGTGATTTTCCCTCTAATTATGATTTAACTTTTTCATATTCAGGAAAACCTGAGTTTCAAAAATACAATAAACGGGCTATTGATAAAGGAATGAGAATTGCGGCGGTATTCGATAAAGTAGAATCTATCCCGTTAACATTCCATAAACGCCAGGTATTAAGCGGTGATGATAATGATTTAACTTTCACTAAGCCTAAAAACTCAATATTAGCGTTATATGCTAAGGGATCGAAAAAAGAGATTCAATTGGGCCTAGATTCACAATTTATACTAAGGGGGGCTTAATATGAAGCTAATAACAATATTAATATTCGGATTGCTGCTTATGTTATCGATTCAGTTTCTATTATTAGAATTTTATATCCTATCCATGCTATTCAGTGGCATAGGTATATTTCAAGTTGTATTCTTAGAATGGAATAAGTAAGCATATACAAGTATTATTAATTAGGGGTTACTTTGGTATTAGTAACCCTTTTTTAATGTCTTAGAACGTCTTAAAACGCCTTTAAACTATCCAAAATAACGTCTTAAACTAATCAAAACTAATCAAAACTAATCAAAACTAATCAAAACTAATCTTAATTAATCTTAAATTTTTTAACTTTTTAAGGTTGAGATACCTATTTCAATGATCAGGATAATTAATATTTCAATGCCCAGGATTATTAGGTTGAGATACCTATTTCAATGGCTAGAATAAATAACTTGCACTAAACGATATCTATGATATATAATCTAAAAAGGTTGAGATACCTATTTTAAACTTTGAAAAGGAAAAATAACTATGAGCAATTCAACACCACAAGAGCGTAGATTTAAAAGGAACTATTTTATTTTAGGTCTAGTAATTGGATCAGCCATAACTTATGGCATGTCAAAATATATCAATGGTACCTCGGATTATGTTTGCCAAAAAGGTATTTTGTTTGGACAAATAACTTCAGGATCGACTGTATATTTAAAGACAGAAGAGGAATGCCTGGACAAACAGGTTGAGATACCTTTAAAAAAGGAGGGCAAATAATGTCACACGAAGGCAATGATTTTGTCAATGAGCAGGATCAAGAAAGAGCGCAAGAGGAAGCTAATCAGCACTTTATTATTCAAGAGTTTGGACGCTTGGTATTATCCGAAGGGCCTGCCGCAGTATTAGGTCAAATGGATGACGAAGCTAAAGACGAATTAAAATTTATATTAAAAAGGGAGTGGTAATTATGGTAGGAAAAGTTACACCAAACGATCAATTATCAGCATCCGAGATACCTGTTTTAATGGGTGCTAGTAAATTTAAATCTATTAATGAGTTGTTAAAAGAAAAGATGGATGTTATATCAGGGATTGAACCACCATTTATAACCAATGAATCAATGGATTGGGGCAATAACTTAGAGTCAACAATATTGATCGAGTCTTGCAAGAGGCTCGGTCTTATCAATGATAAAAGTTCCGATAATTTAAAAACAGTTCATGAAAAACCATATCAACATCAACTGCTACCATTTGCATGTAGTTTGGATGGTTCAGTAACTGGCGATGATAATGAGATTATGACTGATTTAGATAAAGGTATTATTTGTGTTAATGCAGATAAAATCAAGATGTCTGGGATGGGTATTGTTGAGGCTAAACTAACAGCACACGAACCTGAATCTGCTGATGATCTACCATTGTATCGAGGGCCTTTGCAACTGCAAATGCAGATGGATTGCACGGGCGCAGAATGGGGAGCGGTATGTGTTTTATACAGAGGAACTACATTAAGAACTTTTGTATATCAGCGTGATGATAAATTAATTGGTCTTATATCTGATGCCATTATGGAGTTTCAGAAGCGTTTAGATTTATACAAAACTAATGAAGAGGTGTCTTGGTATCCGATTAGAACTCCCGCTGAAGCTTCTAATATTTTTGATAAGCCTGAAAAAACTGAGGTCGAAATACCTGAAGTTGAAGAGCTTGCTGAAGATATAGTTGGCAAAAGGGATTCTATTAAAGATTTAGAAAGTCAAGTAGCTAATCTTGAAATTAAAATTATGGATCATATGCGAGATAATGAACAAGCTATTTCAGGGCGTTATAAAATCTCATGGCCTACTATTAATTACAAGGCACAGCCACAAAAGATAATCCCTGCAAAAGATGCTAGAACTATTCGACAATCTAAACTTCGCATTCGTGATAGGGAGATATAACTATGGATGATGATTTGCAAGACAATGTTAATGATACTCATACTTTCTTAGAATTATTGTATCGCAATGTTAAGAATGCAAGCAAAAGGCAAGATATTATTAAACTTTACTTTGAGGAGAAAGACAATGACAACAACATCGGAGATTGCTAAAGCTTTTGTATCAGCACAAAAAGAGTTTGCTCCAGCATTAAAGAACAGCACTAACCCACACTTTAAAAGTCAATACGTTGATTTAGCAGGGTGTATAGAGGCAGTAATTGATGCCCTACATAATCATGGATTAGCATTAATACAAAAAACTCATGATTGTGAGTCAGGCGTTAAGGTTGAAACTATATTTTTGCATGAAAGTGGTGAAGAGATGTCAGGCGGATTGATACACGTTCCAGCTGATAAACAAACGCCACAAGGATATGGCTCGGCATTAACTTATGCAAGGCGTTACTCGATCATGGCGGCAACTGGTATTGCACCTGAAGATGATGATGGTAATGCTGGAACTAAATCTATGGTTGAAAAGGTTAAGGAAACTGCTCCATTAAAAAAAGTTGGAGCCTGAGTTTGCCAGGTAGAGATTCAATCGCAATAGCAGATGAACATAAATTTATTGCGGCTTTTATAAAAGTAATCGATCAAATTGATTATTCTACTGTAATGATTAGCACGAAATTAGATAAAGCAGACCAGCTTCATAAAGCTAATCGTGAGGTTATAAAACGATTAGGGGAAGCTGAAAAGTTATTATTACAAAATCGTATGGATACTTTGTTTAGAAAGTATAGGAAATAACTATGAATTATGCAACTGATGCAGAGTTTGAAAATATAGCTTTTAGCAATCCAAACATGGATGATCCATATGCAAGGCTTCTAGTGGCTATATTACTTAATGCTGTTCATGATGCAGTTGCAGCACAATCTAGTGAGATAACTAAAAGACAAGCTTGGGAATGGTTGCAACACGATGATGGCGTTTTAAATCATTGTTTATCTGTAGTTAGAATAACAAGAGGAGGTTTATTAAGGCGTGTTAAATACATGCGTGACAATAATATAAATCTTAAAAATATGTATACTAAAAGGAAATCACTATGACAAATCAAGAAAAGAGGTTATTAGATTATCTTAAAACTAACAATAAGATTAGTCCGATGGAGGCATGGACTGAGTTAGGTATTTATAGATTGAGTGATGTGGTATTTAAGTTGAGGAATAAAGACTTTGAAATTGAAACAGAGCGTAAGTCAGTTATGAATCGATTTGATGAGCCATGTAACTTTGCAGAATACAAACTGCTATGAATTATCTATCCGTATGTAGTGGCGTAGAGGCAGCAACAGTAGCTTGGCATGATTTAGGTTGGAATCCTGTTGCGTTTTCTGAGATCGAGAAGTTTCCAAG